TATTTATTTATAGGGATATAACGAACAGTTATAAATACACAATGGAAATTGTGAGCGATGATGGAAGACAAACTATAAAAAATGGCGAAATAGTATCACACAAAAATTCTGATTTATTTTTGAAGAAATTTTTAAACGCTATTGAGGTACAGAACAATGAATAATATAGCTATTTACAAAGCCGAAATAGAAGATGGCTTAAAAGAAAAAATCTCTTCTAGTCTTTCAATATCGTCTTGTGTAGCAATAGAAGATTGTATTCCTTTTGAAGTTTCAGACTATAAAGCAATTGCTGAAAATAAAGGACAAGTAGATTTACATTATTTAAAATCTATTCTTGTTACAACTGGTTGGAATAAAAACGATGATGTTTTTGATCGTGCAGAAGTTTGGGTAGCAAGAACTAGTCCAGAAGATAAGCCTTTTAATTATGAGCATGATCAAAGTCAAATAATTGGTCATATAACATCTTGCAATGCAATTAATATTGATGGTAGTAAAATACCTGACAGTAGTACAATAGATGAACTTCCTTCTAAATTTCATATTGCAACATCTGCTGTTCTTTACAAGTATTGGGAAGATGCAGAAAAACAACAGAGAATGAATGAAATTCTTTCTGAAATTTCGCAGGGGAAATGGTTTGTTTCAATGGAAGCATTATTTACTGCTTTTGACTATGCAATAATCGAAGGTGCAAATTCTAGAGTTGTAGCAAGAAATGAAGAAACTGCATTTTTAACCAAATATCTTAGGTCTTATGGGGGGAATGGCGTATATAAAGATATGAAAATTGGTAGGCTCTTAAAGAATATTACATTCTCTGGTAATGGTCTTGTTCGCAAGCCAGCTAATCCAGAAAGTGTTATTTTTCAAGAAACAGAAGCTTTTAAATCAAATTCGGGGTATCATTTAGGTGAGACTATAGTTTCAAAGGAGATAGATCAAATGAAAGACAATGAGAATCAATTTGAGGACATGCAAAAACAACTTGAAGACCTCAATGTTTCGTTGGCTGAAGCCAATAAGAAAGTTGAAGATTTTCATGCTGAATCTGGCATGTTAAACAAAGAAAAAGAAAACATGGCCAATCAATTGGCAGAAGCTAAAAAGATGCTTGAAGAACTCAAGACTTCTTATGATGCTGTGTCAAATGAACTTGGCACTATGAAGAAAGACAAAAAAGCAAATGACCGTCTTTCTATGGTAATGGAAAAGATGGGCATGAATAAAGACGAGGCTATTAATGTAGTCAACTCTTTAGAAACTCTTGCTGATGAAGCTTTTGCTTCAAGCGTAAGCTATCAGTCTGAGTACATGAACAAAAAAATGTCTGAGTATAAAAAAGCTGGTTCTGAAGTAGAAGTCGAAGTTGAAACTAAAGATCCTTCTGAAAAGAACGATATGAAGAATCAAGAAGAAGACAATATGGAAGAAGATCCAGCAGCTAGTAAAGCCTCAATTTCCGTTTTGGATACCGCAGAAGTTAAGAATGATGCTGCTCTTGCAACTTCTGAGGTGGCTAGTGAAGTCAGACAAGTAGCATCGCAAATTGCTTCGTATTTTGGTTTAGACAAACACGCCACAGCATAAGGAGAGAAATCTAATGGCAATTAAACCAGACCGCTTGATTAATGAAACCGACATTTCGTTGGTTTGCAATGATGTCCACGAAAAAGGCACAGTTCTTATTTATGGAACTGCTGCTTCTGGTGCTGGCATTGTAACCCCAGGTCTTTGCAGCTATCTATCTGGTAGTCCTTCGGGCTATAAGGTTGCTGGCCTTAGCTTGGCAAACTTTGTTGACATTGATCAAACAAGGGTTCACCGTAACTTTCATAAAGATGAACAAGTAATTGGCGAAAAAGCACCACTTCTTCGAAAAGGTTATGTTGTTACTAATAAAGTAACTGGTAGCCCTACCGTTGGTGACAAGGCTTATTTGACAGTTAGTGGTTTGTTAACCCCAACTGTTTCCGCTAGTGGTGGTGAAGTTGCCACTCCTAGAGTTGGAACTTTTGCTGGTGCAAAAGACGAAAATGGTTATGTTAAAGTTTATGTTGAACTTCCAAACTAATAAGGAGAGATAAGAACATGAAAAAGCCAACACCCGAAATGATTGAATTGCTTAAACAGTCTGGAAGCAATCAATTTGAACATGCGACTGCTGCTCAAGCCGAACTTGCAAAGGCACTAACCCTTCCTTTGCGACAAGGCGTTCTCAATGGTGACATCATTGGTGGCATCTTTGAACCTATCAATTTCCAACCCGGCACATCTATTGAATTTCCATTAGATTTCCTTGCTCCCGGTTCTGAAAAAGATTTCGTTGCTTATACGATTCCTTCTCAGGGCAAGATTCCAGAACGACATGTTGAAGGTGACTTCGTAATGGTTCCAACTTTCGAAGTTGGTTCCTCTATCGACTTCTCCTTGCGATATGCTAGGGATGCTCGTTGGGATCTAGTTGGTCGTGCTCTTCAAGTTCTTGAAGCTTCCTTTGTTCGTAAAATGAACAATGATGGCTGGCACACTATCCTTGCTGCTGGCGTAGGTCGTGGAATTGGCGTTTATGACGCTGCTGCCACAGATGGCGTTTTCAGTAAGAGGCTTGTAGCTCTTATGAAAACCTCTATGCGTAGGAATGGTGGTGGTAATAGCACTTCCATTAATCGTGGTAAGCTTACTGACCTATATCTCTCTCCAGAATCTATGGAAGATGTTCGTAGTTGGGATATTGGTGAAGCTGACGATTTCACAAGGCGTGAAATCTTCGTAAGTCAAGACTATGGTTTGACCAAAGTTTTTGGCGTAAACCTTCATGACATCGATGAACTCGGTGTTGGTCAAGCTTATAATGACTATTATGAAAATGTTCTTAGCGGAACTTTTTCTGAAGGCAAATTGGAAATTGCTGTTGGTCTTGATCTTGAAAAATCAGATAGCTTTGTTATGCCTGTTCGTCAGGATATCGAAGTATTTGAAGACCCAACTTTCCATCGTCAGCGTAGAATGGGCATGTATGGTTTTGGAGAACACGGCTTTGCTGTTCTTGATAACCGTAGGGTGCTTATTGGTCAACTCTAAGACCATATTTTTAAAAAAAATAGCGACTCCAGTATTTACTGGGGTCGTTTTTTTTAATATACTGTAACAGCATAATATTTTAAGGAGAACAAAATGGACAAAGAACTTAACATTTTTGAAAAAGCTGCCAATTTTGCAAAAGCTGCTGTTAAGCATGTTGCTGCTGGTATGCCAAAAGTTACAGATGAGCAATTAAAAATTAGACTTGATGTTTGTGATACATGTCCAGAAGTTAATAAAGATAGCCCAAATTGGACATGTACAAAGTGTGGGTGTAACTTGAAGATAAAAGCTAGTTGGGCTACTCAAGATTGCCCTATTAAAAAGTGGCCAGCCATTACTTAAAAGATGGTGTATTTATCTTTGGAGAAAATAAAATATGCACTTCCAAAGAAACATAACAAGAATACAAGATCAAGATGACTTTTCTGGAGTACCAGCCTCTGGACAAGCCGTTTTTTTTGATGGTGAAAATTTTATCACATCAGATATTACTGGATATCAAGGATCGCAAGGAAATCAAGGCATTCAAGGCATTCAAGGAATGATTGGTGTTCAAGGACATCAAGGTCAAATGGGCGAACAAGGTTTTCAAGGAGATCAAGGAGATCAAGGGCAACAAGGTTTTCAAGGCGAACAAGGGATTCAAGGAAATCAAGGCGATCAAGGATGGCAGGGCGAACAGGGTTTGCAAGGAGATCAGGGTCAACAAGGTAATCAAGGATTTCAAGGAGAACAGGGTTTTCAAGGACAAGGATTCCAAGGTGATCAAGGGTTTCAAGGGAATCAGGGTGACCAAGGATTACAAGGATTAAATGGAAACTTTGGCGGTGTTACAGTTGAATATCTTATAGACACTCTTAATTATACAATAAATGATCCAGGCGATAATTTTATAAGATTCAATAATTCTAATATTACATTAGCTACACATGTAATTATTGATGATAATCCAAACAACTCAAATATTGATCTTTCTTTATATTTAAATACCATTTCCGCATCAACAAGCACAATGAAGGGTCACTTTAAATTATCCAAGAAAAGTGATTCTACAGTATTTGCTCTTTACACAATAAGTTCTTCAACAGAATTAGAACCAAGTTTTTTTGATGTTGTTATTTCTTATCTATCTGGAAATGGAACATTTTCAAATAATGATGAAGTTCTTTTAACTTTTGCAAGGACTGGAGATAAGGGAGATTCTGGAAATCAAGGTGAACAAGGACACCAAGGCAATCAAGGGCTTCAAGGACAACAGGGATTTCAAGGCGAACAAGGGTTACAAGGAAATCAAGGAAATCAAGGAAATCAAGGATTTCAAGGCGAACAAGGGGAACAAGGTGATCAAGGCAATCAGGGGTTTCAAGGCGATCAAGGCGATCAAGGATTTCAAGGTGAACAAGGTTTACAAGGAGATCAAGGATCACAGGGAAATCAAGGCGACCAAGGATCACAGGGTGAACAAGGATTTCAAGGAAATCAAGGAAATCAAGGCGAGCAAGGATTTCAAGGCGAGCAAGGCAATCAGGGCACTCAAGGTTTTCAAGGTTTTCAAGGTTTTCAAGGAAATCAAGGAGAACAGGGTTCACAAGGGGATCAAGGTGAACAAGGTTTCCAAGGAAATCAGGGAGAACAAGGATTTCAAGGTGAGCGTGGAATTGGTGCATTGTCTTGGACATACAAGGTAAACACAACAACTCTTACAGATCTTGACCCTACCAATGATTATATAAGTTTTAATGCTGATCCTTTTACTTCGGCCACTCAAGTTAAAGTAGATGATAATCCATACGGATTAAATACTACACTACATGATTTATTCTTAAGTATTCAGAGTGGTTATTTAACCCTAACAAGTCAAGCAAATCCTTCAACATATGTTACTTATCAAATAACTTCTTGCGTAGATGGTACTGCAACAAACGATACTGAAGATGGAAGTTATGTAATATTTAATGTGGCACTAGTTAGTACATATGGAGTAATAAACAACGAAGATTTTGTTACTCTGTCTATTGGTATTGTTGGCTCGCAAGGCGATCAAGGCGATCAAGGGTTTCAAGGAAATCAAGGAAATCAAGGTGACCAAGGTTTTCAAGGCGACCAAGGAAATCAAGGTTATCAAGGCAACCAAGGCAACCAAGGCAACCAAGGTGAGCAAGGCAATCAAGGATCAGATGCATTATGGAATTTCACAGGTGCTTATAGTGGTGGTGCATCATATGCCATAGGTGATATAGCAACTTATTTAGGGCAAACTTGGTATCGCATTCATGCTAACGGTGGCAATCTTGGAGATACCCCCGTAGAAGGAACTTTTTGGACATTAATTGCTCAGAAAGGTGACCAAGGCTATCAAGGATACCAAGGTCAACAAGGTTTACAAGGTGAACAGGGCGACCAAGGTCTTCAAGGAAATCAAGGAGAACAAGGGTTCCAAGGTGAACAGGGATTACAAGGCGATCAGGGCGAACAGGGTTTTCAAGGTGATCAAGGCTTTCAAGGCGAACAAGGGTTCCAAGGCAACCAAGGATTTCAAGGTGAACAAGGAATTCAAGGTCATCAAGGAGAACAAGGTTTTCAAGGAGAGCAGGGGGAACAAGGAATTCAAGGCCATCAAGGGTTCCAAGGTTATCAAGGTGAACAAGGTATTCAAGGTGATCAAGGCTATCAAGGAGATCAAGGCTATCAAGGATTTCAAGGACAACAAGGAAATCAAGGAGATCAAGGATTTCAAGGCGAACAAGGAAATCAGGGTGAACAGGGATTGCAAGGATATCAAGGCAATCAAGGATATAGAGGCGAGTCTACTGGAGAGACATACTATTTTAATTACTCTGTAGCATCTGATGTGGCTGGATATAAAGAACTTTCTATAACCCCAATTGCTACAGCCCAACAGATGGTAACAACATCATTGGCTGGAAGCACAGACAATATACTTATCGCTAGTTTCATAACGCCACAATTAGGGTTTTCAGTTATACCAGGTGGATCTCAGTTATTCCACCAACACTTTCTAAAGCAAGCTTCAAACGACCACATTCAAACTTATATTACAATACAATTAGCAAACTCTACTGGAACTCCAATAGGGCCAATATTATCAACAAATGCTCCAATGATAGGGTGGACTGATTCTGTTAATGCAGTAGAAGCCTTAATGGATTTAGTGTTAACAACAACGACTATAGATCCTACCAATCGCATGATTGTTAAGATTTATGCAAATAACGATGATAGTACTTCTCACTCTTTGAAATGGTATACCGAAGGAACCGCATATTATTCGTTTGTAAGAACAACTGTCAGCGTAGTGCCGGTAATAGGCGAACAGGGTTTTCAAGGCTTTCAAGGAAATCAAGGTCAACAAGGGCTACAAGGCAATCAGGGCAATCAAGGCTCACAAGGAAATCAGGGCGACCAAGGGTTTCAAGGAAATCAAGGCTCACAAGGAAATCAGGGTGAGCAAGGATTTCAAGGTAATCAAGGGGAACAGGGTTTTCAAGGAAATCAAGGCGAACAAGGCCATCAAGGAAATCAAGGTGAACAGGGTGATCAAGGATTTCAAGGTAGTCAAGGAGATCAAGGTTTTCAAGGTCAACAAGGATTCCAAGGAAATCAAGGAGAACAGGGATTTCAAGGAGATCAGGGAAATCAAGGTTGGCAGGGTGAACAAGGTTCACAGGGTGATCAAGGATTCCAAGGAGAACAAGGTAATCAGGGTGAGCAAGGTTTCCAAGGAAATCAAGGCGATCAAGGTTTTCAAGGTGAGCAAGGATTTCAAGGAGAACAGGGTTTTCAAGGAAATCAGGGCGACCAAGGATTTCAAGGAGAACAGGGAAATCAAGGCGATCAAGGTTGGCAGGGTGAACAAGGTTCACAAGGAGATCAAGGCAATCAAGGAGAACAGGGAAATCAAGGTGATCAGGGATCACAAGGCGATCAAGGCAATTATGGAAATCAAGGTGACCAAGGATATCAGGGATCAACTGGTAGTTTTGGCGGTGTAACAGTTGAATATAAAATAGATACAAATAATTATTCAATTAACGACCCAGGCGATAACTACATAAGATTTAACAATGCTTCTCTTGCATCAGCTACGCATGTTATAATTGATGATAATCCAAATAATGCAAACATAGATCTTTCTCTATTCTTAGCTACGATCTCTGCTTCAACAAGCACGATGAAGGGCCACTTTAAATTATCTAAGAAAAATGACTCTACAGTATTTGCACTTTATACCATAAGCAATTCCTCAGAAGAAGAACCTAGTTTCTTTGATGTTACAATTTCTTATTTATCTGGAAGCGGAACATTTTCTAATGACGATGAAGTATTGCTCACTTTTGCAAGAACTGGTGATAAGGGCGATACTGGCTATCAAGGATATCAAGGGTATCAGGGAGAACAGGGGCAACAGGGTTATCAAGGCATAAATAGAGGTGTCTATACCGCAAGTCCAACTGCTCCATTATCGCCAACTGCTGGTGATCTATGGATAGATACATCAACTGGTATTTTTTACATATATGTTGTAGATTCAGATAGTTCGCAGTGGGTTCAATTTGTAGGTGCAAAAGGCGAACAAGGATTTCAAGGTGCTGGTTTCCAAGGAAGTCAAGGAAATCAAGGCACACAAGGTGTACAAGGAAATCAAGGAGAACAAGGTTTTCAAGGTGCTGGTTTTCAAGGTTTTCAAGGAGAACAGGGCGAACAAGGTTTGCAAGGTTTTCAAGGAGAACAGGGGGATCAGGGTGGCATAGGATCACAGGGAGATCAAGGTTATCAGGGTGAACAAGGATACCAAGGACAACAAGGCTTTCAAGGAAATCAAGGCTATCAGGGAGAACAAGGGAATCAAGGTTATCAAGGACACCAAGGCAATCAAGGCGATATACCTTACACTTATACTGGCACATGGTCTTCTTTAACCACTTATATCTTAAATGATGCAGTTACATATCAAGGTTCTGTTTATCAATTAACAAATGTTGGAAGTTGGTCTTTAGGGGCGACACCTCCTAATAACGGATGGACTTTATTGGTTCAGAAGGGCAATCAAGGAGATCAAGGATTTCAAGGAGAACAAGGATTTCAAGGAAATCAAGGTTTACAAGGATACCAAGGATTTCAAGGAGAACAGGGAAATCAAGGAGAACAGGGAGAACAAGGAAACCAAGGTTATCAAGGATACCAAGGAGATTTGGGTCTTCAAGGATCTCAAGGGGTTCAAGGAGATCAGGGAGAACAAGGTTATCAGGGCGATCAGGGTTATCAAGGAGAAATTGGATATCAGGGAGATCAAGGGTATCAAGGAGAACAAGGAGATCAAGGTTATCAGGGCGATCAAGGCTATCAAGGTTTTCAAGGCGAACAAGGTAATCAAGGACTGCAAGGTGATCAAGGATTTCAAGGAAATCAAGGAGAACAAGGAGAACAAGGGGAACAAGGCAGTCAAGGAGAACAAGGTTATCAAGGAATTAGAGGATATCAAGGATTTCAAGGAGATCAAGGAAATCAAGGTGATCAAGGAGAACAAGGCGATCAAGGTTTTCAAGGAAATCAAGGCTTTCAAGGAAATCAAGGATACCAAGGAGAGCAAGGTGATCAAGGTTATCAAGGATATCAGGGATATCAAGGATATCAAGGAACATCTGGTTCTGGTGTAACCATTCAAGGTTCAGAAACATGGGAAAATATATTTAACAATGAAACTGTTGGTGCATCTTTAGGCGATATGTGGATCGTCACAAATGTAAGTCAAGGAACCGCTACTCAGGCATGTCCTAATCCAACTGGTGGCACAGCATCTATAGGCGATGGTTTGATTTATACTGGTTCATCCCCAGTGTATTGGCAGAATGTGAGTCTTGTAAGAGGGCCACAAGGATTTCAAGGCATTTTAGGAAGTCAAGGAAGTCAAGGAAGTCAAGGCATTCAAGGATCTATTGGATCTCAAGGGAACCAAGGAAATCAAGGTATTCAAGGTTCTGTTGGATCTCAAGGGAACCAAGGCAACCAAGGAAGACAGGGCATAACTGGATCTCAAGGTTTTCAAGGAAATCAAGGAAATCAAGGATTTCAAGGAACTGTTGGAACGACAGGATCTCAAGGAAATCAGGGCTTACAAGGAGAACAAGGTTTTCAAGGCAGACAAGGATTTCAAGGGGTTCTTGGTAATCAGGGCTACCAAGGTAATCAGGGATCATCTGGTGGTACTGGATCACAAGGATCGACTGGAAACAATGGAAATCAAGGGTTTCAAGGTAATCAAGGCAATCAAGGTAACCAAGGTTTTCAATCTAGTGGTTCTGTGACCTCTGTATCATTATCTGCACCAGCCATATTCAATGTTTCTGGATCGCCAGTTATAAATGCTGGAACTTTCACAGTTACATTTGTAAATCAATCTGGAAATACTGTACTTGCTTCCCCAAATGGTTCTACTGGTGTTCCATCTTTTAGATCTTTAGTTCCTGCCGATATACCTACACTTAATCAAAATACTACTGGTGTAGCTACAACAGCAATAAATATTTCTGGTGGTTCTATAGGTGGTATTCCATATCAATCTGGAACAAGTTCAACAGCAATTTTAGCAGCAGGAACTAGTGGTCAAGTTTTAAAATCAAATGGTTCATCTGCTCCATCTTGGATAAATCAAAGTTCAATTACTGCTGGCGGTCTATCAACGACTCTTGCTGTTGGTTCTGGTGGAACTGGACTTACTTCGGCTGGAACAAGTGGGAATGTACTTACAAGTAATGGTTCTTCTTGGACTAGCTCTCCAGCAGTTAGCTCAACTCCAACAGGATCAATAATTGCTTTTGCTGGTACTACTGCTCCTGCTGGATGGTTACTGTGTGATGGTACAAATACTTATTCTAGAACTACTTATGCTGCTCTTTTTGCTGTAATAGGAAGCATATATGATAATGGAAATGGAAGTAGCACATTTGGAGTACCAGATTTAAGAAGCAGAACAATAATTGGTGTTGGGCAAGGAACTGGATTAACTCTTAGAGGCTTGGCTGTTAAAGTAGGTACAGAAACAGTTACTTTAAATTACACTCAAATACCAGCACATAGTCATCCTAATGTTGTATATGGTGGTAGCACTGGTGGTATGTCTGCTAATCAAGTGCATTCACACTCTGCGGTTTGGGTTGCTGGCACTCAGATAGGAAGAGGGGCTTATGGGTTTGGTGGTGGTCTTGGTGGTGGTTACCAAGGAAGACTTATAGTTTCTGGTGGTTCAGAGTATGGACAATATTGTACAGTTGGAGATAGTCCTAACCTTAATCATACACATACTTTTACGCCATCTATAAGCAATGCCAACAATACTGGTGGCGGTTATTCTCATGATAACATGCAACCAAGCATAGCATTAAACTACATAATAAAAACTTAGGAAATACGATATGCCAATAAATTTTCCTATTAATCCTGATAATAATGACACTTATACATTTGATGGTAAGACATGGGTTTACAACGATACTGGTTGGGTTGGACTAGGTGTTGCTGGACCACAAGGTTTTCAAGGTAATCAAGGTAATCAAGGTAACCAAGGCTTTCAAGGAATTGTTGGAGAGCAAGGTTTTCAAGGAAATCAAGGAGAGCAAGGATTTCAAGGTGAGCAAGGACAACAGGGCGATCAAGGAAATCAAGGTTTTCAAGGAGAAATAGGTACAACTGGTTTTCAAGGTTTTCAAGGTTATCAAGGAAGTCAAGGTGATCAAGGAGATCAAGGAGATCAAGGAGATCAAGGGTCGCAAGGTAATCAAGGAGAACAAGGAGATCAAGGATCGCAGGGTAATCAAGGATTTTATGGGGATCAAGGTAATCAAGGTGATCAAGGATATCAAGGTAATCAAGGCAATCAAGGTTATCAGGGAAGTCAAGGAGATCAAGGAAATCAAGGAAACCAAGGAGATCAAGGAGATGTAGGTTCACAAGGATTTCAAGGCAATCAAGGAGTTGTTGGAGTAACAGGAAACCAAGGCGATCAAGGTTTATCTGGAAGTACTGGCAACCAAGGCAGACAGGGTTTTCAAGGATTAATAGGCAATCAAGGTTTTCAAGGTAGACAGGGTTTTCAAGGGTTAACAGGCAATCAAGGCAACCAAGGAAATCAAGGCAGACAAGGTTTTCAAGGTCTAACTGGAACTGGAAATCAAGGTTTCCAAGGCTTTCAAGGATCTCAAGGATCTCAAGGATCTCAAGGGTTTCAAGGATATCAAGGTTTTAGAGGTTATCAAGGCAATCAAGGAAACCAAGGAAATCAAGGATTTCAAGGGGAACAAGGAGTTCAAGGATCTGTTGGATCTCAAGGATCTCAAGGATTTCAAGGCAGACAAGGTTTTCAAGGAATTGTTGGAAATCAAGGTTTTCAAGGAGAACAAGGATTTCAAGGAAGACAAGGTTTTCAAGGAAATCAAGGGTTACAAGGTATTATTGGAAATCAAGGCAACCAAGGGTTTCAAGGAAGACAGGGATTTCAAGGTCACCAAGGCGATCAAGGTTGGCAAGGCGAACAAGGTGATCAAGGTCATCAAGGCTGGCAAGGTCATCAGGGAGATCAAGGATGGCAGGGCGATCAAGGTTACCAAGGATCACAAGGTGATCAAGGATCACAAGGTGATCAAGGATCACAGGGTGACCAAGGATCGCAAGGCGATCAAGGAAACCAAGGGGAACAGGGATCGCAAGGTAATCAAGGAGAGCAAGGATTTCAAGGAAACCAAGGAGAACAAGGTTCTCAGGGAAACCAAGGTAATCAAGGAGTCGTTGGAACCACAGGTAATCAAGGGTCACAAGGCAATCAAGGATCACAGGGAAATCAGGGATCACAGGGAAATCAGGGAACAACTGGAACCGCAGACACAATTTTCTTAGCAACTAACTTTGGAGGTTTATAACTATGCCAGTGACAGCAACACCAATATTCGCTCAAGCCCCATACTTTGTTGCAAAAACACTTGCAGCACAAACAGCATGTACAACTAGAGGACCAACAGCAACGGCTAGTCTTGCAGCAGCTAACATCATCGAAGTTGTGCCGACTTCTACTAATGGCCTAAGAATTGATAGCATCCAAGTCAATGCTTGTTCTACTTCTTTTACTGCACCTACCGCTGGTAATATTGTAGGCATATGGGTATGGGATGGAACTACAGCTTTCTTATTCACGGAAATACTTGTGACTGCTGTAACTCCTTCGACTACTGTTGCTGGATTTACTACCACATTGACTTTTGCTAACCCTCTTGTTTTACCATCTACATTTAAACTTTTTGCCTCTGTTAGTGTTACTACTACTGCTAGTACTACTGCATTGCAAGTTTGTGTAATGGGGGGAAGTTATTAATGGCTGGAGCGTTTAACTATGGCATGATACCAAGCAATTCTCCAAAAGGTTCTGCGTTTCAAGCAGTCCAAGAAACTACTATATCGTCTGGTATTATTCAAATGTTTGCTGGTTCTACTGCTCCAAATGGGTGGCTTATATGTGACGGAAGTACTGTTAGCAGAAAGACTTATGGCGATTTATTTAAAGTTATTGGAACTACATATGGGGCTGGCAATTCCAATACTACATTTGCATTACCAGATATGAGAGGGCGATTACCCATAGGTGCTGGAACAGGCACATCTTTGACAACCAGAACTTTAGGGGCGAATTTGGGTGCAGAGACAGTAACATTAGCAGTAACAAATCTTCCACCACATACTCATACCGCTACGGTTGGAACACAAAGTGCTAACCATACTCACACAGGCACAAGCGGTGGCCAAAGTGTAAATCATACTCACAGTTATGGAAGACCCATAGGAACCACTGGAGCTACTAGCGGTATTATAGATACGCTTACTGGTAGCAGTTCGGGAACACCATTAACAGGTGGAAACTCTGTTGGGCATACTCATGCAACTACATTTGGAACTCAAAGTGCTACGCATACACATTCAGTCACTAATTCAAACACAGGTAGCGGAACGCCATTTGGAATTATGCCACCGTCAATAGGTGTTAATTTTATCATAAAGATATAGGTGAAAATTGGCTGGATCTTTTTCCTATAATGCGATACCTACTAATTCTCCTAAAGGTAGTTCGTTTGAGCCTATAAAAATACCAATCGTACCAACTGGTGTAATAGAAATGTTTGCTGGTGCTGTTGCTCCAATTGGATGGTTAATTTGTGATGGAAGTATTGTAAGCAGAATAGCTTTTAGTGATTTGTTTAAAATTATAGGCACTACTTATGGCTCTGGCAATTCTAATAGTACATTTACTTTGCCAGACATGAGGGGTAGAATGCCCATTGGTGTTGGTTCTGGTTCTAATTTAACTACAAGGTCATTGGCAGGAACTGTTGGTGCAGAAACAGCAACATTAGCAGAAACTAATTTGCCTTCTCATACTCATACTGCTTCAGTTGGAACAGAAAGTGTTACACATACACACACTGGTACAAGTGGAGGTGAAAGCACAAATCACAATCACTACTTTAGTCATACTGCGGGTACATCTGGTTCGTATGGATTATTTGATTCAGCAACAGCTAGTAGTTCTGGTCAACCTAATACTGGTGGCATTCAGCAAAATCATGATCATGCTACTACAACAGGAACTCAAAGTGCTACTCATACACACACGATGACCAACTCTAACACGGGTAGCGGAACAGCATTTGGTATTATGCCTCCATCCATAGTTGTTAATTTTATTATAAAGATATAGGTGAAAATTGGCTGGATCTTTTTCTTATAATTCGATACCAACTAACTCCCCTAAAGGTAGCTCCTTTCAAGGTTTACAATCATCCATTACTCCTATTGGTGTTATAAGATTTTTTGCTGGATCTGTAGTTCCTAACGGATGGCTTTTATGCAATGGAAGTACTGTTAGCAGAAAAGCTTATGGCGATTTATTTAAAGTAATAGGAACAACTTTTGGTGCTGGCAATTCTAATGACACTTTTACTTTGCCTGATATGAGAGGCAGGATTCCAATTTGTGCAGGAACAGGTACTTCTCTAACTACTAGAACTTTAGGGTCAAATGTAGGAGCAGAAACAGTTGCTTTATCCGAAGCTAATATGGCTTCTCACACTCACGCCAACAATTTTTCTACGCAAACAGAAAGTGCAACCCATACACACTCAGGAACAAGTGGTGGAGTATCTGTTGATCACACACATGGTTGGGGAAGAAATGTGGGATCGTTTGGATCATATGGCTTAAGAGATGGTAATAATAGAAGTGCTAATGGAACGCCTAATACGCAAGCAGCTAATCAAGATCATAATCATACTACTACTACTGGAACTGAAAGCACTAATCATAATCATACTGTTACAAATTCCAGTACTGGAGGTGGAACCGCATTCGGGATTATTCCACCAGCGATAGTTGTTAATTTCATCATAAAAGCATAGGAGCAAAAATGTTAAGCTTAAGTATCATACTGACAAATAGGATAGATAACTCTGGAATAGCAACAGAGGATATATATAACATCAATCTGATTAAAACAAATTCAGATGGTGTTTCAAGAAATATAACCATGCCAGTTTTACTTGACTCAGAAATTGGCAAATTTATATCTAAACTCTCTGATCAAACATGGGATTATATAGCTGCTGCACCCCCAGATGCTCTCTCTCAAGCAAAGGCATGGTCATTTCAAAATATAGATAATGAATGGGCAGCTTTAGAAAAAGTTGGTTGGGATTCTGGTCGTGGCTATCGTTTAGGCATTTCCCCCTCTGATGTGGCACTTCTTGTAGGTGTGTTTTCTCTTGCAAAAGAAGCAGCAGCATTGGGCCTAGAACTTCCTAACCTAATTAGCATGGATAATACGCCTGTTGTTTTCTCATCTATACAAGAAATGACTGGTGTTCTACTAGAATATGGGCAAGCTCGCTCAGTTTTAGCTGGTATATACGCAGAAAAAAGAAAGGTAGTAGAGAATGCCACAGAAGTTGGAGTGACAGGTGTAATTTAATGTAGGCACAACTACATTATTTGGGGGTTAGAACAATGGATGATAAAGACTTTATCCTATTAATTGAACGATTAGGTGTTTCTTGTAGTTTTTTAATATTCTTTGTTTGGACAACCTATAGAGCATCTACTTGGTTGGGTGAGAAGATCATCCTCCCTTTGCATGATAGACACATCAAATTTATAGATAGATTAGAAAGTGGACTAGAAAGTGTGGTCAAAAGCCAAGAAAACACTATGGACATACTTAATCAGATACTGTTAAATACTAGAGAGTTGCATGAACTTAAAAGGAATAAAAAGGAAACTGTTAATGCAGAATGAAATTATTTACACAAATGACACCATTGTTGCTGTAGAGTATACCGTATTAAATAGCAATGAGTGTACTTACATATATACAAGTGGGTTTGTACAAAATGAATTATTTTCAATCTAAAAATAATAACCCAATTCTTAAGGGTTAAAGATGCCTAATTGTGTTGATCTACTGAGCTTGGGCATTAATCCATCTTATGAAGGTGAGGTTTTTCTTTTTGGTGATTGTTCTTATACAGCAATAGAAAAAGATGGAAGTTTAAATTGGAAAGAGAATGAAGAACTGAAGGTTTATGGGGATTTTAGTACATGCACATCATCTTCTTGTAGTTGGTTGTGGAGTTGGGAAAGCCCTGGAGAACCAGGCTACTATACACAATGGAGAAAGACATCTTCGTGCCCACAAGATGGCACATGTCTTTGTTCATACGAAGGATTCCCTAGTTTTAACGGAACGGAAGGTCAAGTCGTATCTTATCCTTGTATATACCCAACTACAACTCAAGAACCAACAACTAGTACTTCTTCTACCACTGGAACACCACTTACATCAGAACCTCCAGATCCAACCACACCACAACCCACTACTACTAATACCACTACCACTACTACAACTACTCCAAATCCTTGTGCTCCTGGGGAATGGAATTGTGCTGGAAATTGTAGACCTAAAGATCGATATAATTGTAGTGAGTGTGGAGATGCATGTTTGCCATCACCTGAAGAAGATTGTTGTCCTAATTTTACTGGTGGTGGATCAATAGAATGTACAGATTTGTTATTTAACAATAACAATTGTGGTGGTTGTGGAATAATTTGTGCGGAAGGAGAAGCATGTTGCTATGGATCTTGTGTTCCATTAGGAACAGATGAAAATTGTGCATCTTGTGGTGATTCAGTGCCAGAAGGTACGGTCTGCTGCGATGTTAATGGTGATGGTATTTATGGATCAATTTCTCTTGACTATTGGAATCTAGGAAACCCCGGATCGTCTGATGATGATAATTGTGGATCATGTGGGAATGTGTGTGTTGCACCATATAGATGTAAAGACGGTGTGTGTACTGAAACAACAACATGTTTTGGTGGTTGTACTTGGGAATGGATGGGGCCAGCAGGCTACTGGTATCAACTACAAGATTGTATTCAATCATGCATTTGTGATTCTCCTACTGATGATGGAACTGTGTTTTATGAGTCTTTTGAATCTCCTTGTTATTCTTATGTAACAACGACTTCAGATCCAAATGCAACCACAACGACTACAACCGCTAGTCCAACAACGACTACTACGACTACTTCAGCACCAACTACTACGACTACAACCGCTAGTCCAACTACCACAACGACTACTTCAGCACCTACTACAACAACCACAACCGTTAGTCCAACCACAACGACTACTTCAGCACCAACTACTACGACTACTTCAGCACCAACTACAACAACTACTACGACTTCAGCACCTACAACGACTACAACGACCACAACCGCTAGTCCAACTACCACAACGACTACTTCAGCACCAACTACAACAACTACTACGACTTCAGCACCTACAACGACTACAACGACCACAACCGCTAGTCCAACTACCACAACGACTACTTCAGCACCAACTACAACAACTACTACGACTACAACCGCTAGTCCAACGACTACAACGACTACAACCGCTAGTCCAACGACTACAACGACTACAAATCCTGATCCATGTTATGGGGTTTTTTGTGGTTTTGAACCAGGTTGGGATTGTTGTGGTGGAAATTGTTATAACATATTTGGCGTTGATCAAATGATTTGTTGTGATGGACAACTGGTGTCTGGTAGATCTGGATCAACTTGTGGTTCATGTGGAAATGCTTGCCCAAGCGGTCAAGATTGTTGTTCGCAAAATGGAGATGTTTTTACAAATTATTGTGCAGATTTAGAGTCAGATCCATTTAATTGTGGTTCATGTGGCACTTATTGTGCTTCACCAAATGTTTGTTGCCAAGGTCAATGTCTTCCAGATCCATCTCTTGTTACTAGTTTTCAAAAATGTTGCAATGGAACAATAATAGATTTTAAAGATGACACAAATAATTGTGGTGATTGTGGAATAGTTTGTGGTGCAGGAGAAGCGTGTTGCAATGGAATATGTATAGATATACTAAGCGACAAATATAATTGTGGATCATGTGGTTATAATTGTCCTCCAGAATCTTATCCAGATTGTGTAAATGGTGTTTGTGTTCCTGCTCCAACTACAACGACTACCACAACTACAACGACTACCACAACTACAACGACTACCACAACTACAACTAGCACAACATCAAATCCACAATGCGATTATTCTTTAGCTCATTGGGTAGATCCAAATAACTTTGATCAAGATGAAATTCCACCTAAAACATCGTTTACTATAGGTATTTCAGAAACATTAGAGCTTAAATTTAGGGTTAGGGATATATATCAAGTAAATATAAATAGTGAAAATTTTAGCACTGTTACTCAGTGGCCTTGGTATCCATTGCCTTCTCCAGAAAACACATATGGCATATATGAAAGGGTAAATAATCAATATGCCTTAATGGAGTTTGTTACTACTGGTACAATTGGAAGTAAATTCTATCTTTTAAATGAACAAGAATATCCATGTGTATCTGATAATTTTGCTTATTATAAATTCATATCGCCTCCAGTTGGAACATATGTAATAAATTTTTACATGAATGATGGTTCATCTTTTGCATTTACGGTTGATGTGATTGAAGCAACCACAACAACTACAGACCCAAATACCACTACAACGACTTCAGATCCAAATACAACTACTACAACTACTACAACTACTACAACCACTGCTGCACCAACCACTACAACTACGACAGCAGCACCTACTACAACGACTACAACTACCGCTAGTCCAACGACTACTTCAGCACCTACAACGACCACCACAACAGTTTCGCCCACTACGACTACGACAACATTAGCCCCAAATATAAATTCAATAAAGTACAACGCTGGCGATCAAATAGAAATAAGGCTTACTGATGATTACTATGACATAGATGGAAGAGCTATAGATTTTGTATCTAATGATTATCCAGTATTAAATAATTTAACAATTTTATTTTTTGTAGATGGTAAAATAAACTTTGTTAAAAACTGTTTAGCTATAAATACAACCACAATTAGATTAGAGCTTGGTCATCTTGAATTATCTACTATTGGTGCTGGAAGATGGTCTTACGAAATAAGGGCAATTTTTCTAAGTGGGCATATTGTGACATTGACCATTGGGAATTTAATTATAACTCCTGCTTTTGGAGATTAACATGGCATTTGAAATGGGTATAAGCTTATCTTTTGGGAAAAAATACGAAAATTGTACAACTTTGTCTGCACAATTAATAAACGGAAATGGAACAAGTTATAGTACTCCATATACAACTGGATTTGTAAATTTAACTAATGGCTACTTTTTATTTACTCCAACAATACCAGCATCTTTTAGAGGTGCTATCAAATTTTATTGCGGGATTGAATTTCTTGGTGCTTTAGCTATTAATCCAGAAGAGTATGAAAATATAGATGTTAAAGTTAGCACAAGGTGTAGTTCTACTGGAACTGGAGTTCCTACACTGACAAATCCAATACCGATTAATCCAGCAGATCCTATAGAGTTAAGATTAACTGATGATTATTTAGTTGCAGAATCTAGATCTATAGATATAACCTCTGTAAATTGGCCAGATTTAACTGGCTCTTCTACTAGTTTCATAATTGATTCAATGCCAACATTTACTAAGGTAGCACAATTGCTTAATACAACATCATTAAGAGTTGAGTTGAGCAATGAAGAACTACAACAAATTGGTGCTGGTAGATGGTCTTATGAATTTAGGTCAGTTTTGTCAAATGGTCACATAATAACCCTAGTAGTTGGCAATATTATAATCGTTCCACCATTTACTGATTAGAATACGGTGTATTATTAGTTGTAATTATTACTAAATAACGAGGTGATTATGTACTGGCAAGCAGAATTCATAACACTGTTAAGGGTTTTGATAGACGATCTTTCATCGCCACAAACATATAATGACAAAAGACTTACGCAAGTTTTGGCAGTAGCTGCTCAATTAGTTACAAATGAATTAAATTTTCCTAGTAAGTTTAGAGTTGATATTCAAGCTTTAACTATTGAACCAAGTCCAGTAGATAGAGAATCAACTAGAGATGAAAATTTTATAAATTTAGTTTGTATAAAAGCAGCGTGTTTAATAGATCGTGGAGAAACTAGAAAATCTGTTGGTCAAGGAATTGCTATTAGAGATGGTAGTTCTTCTATTGATCTTCGTGGCTCAATGGATGGTAGGCTTAGATTGCTTGAAAAGGGCTGGTGTTCAGTATATGATGACACTAAGCTAGAATATCAGGCAAACAGAAATGGAACAATTGCTGGTGCAGCCATTATGACTCCATTCAGAGTTTTTGCTGGCTTTAGAGATATGGCGTACTATCCTTACAGTAGAGATGGTAGAAACTTTATTCAATAACGAGGGTTTTTTCATGGGAACAATTCATATTATTGGTGCTGGCATAGTAAATGGTTATTCAACAATTAATCCCACTGAAGGAAATCCAAGTGGTCAAATAATTAATTATGTTAGCGAAGGAAGAGCTACAGTATCAAACACTCTAGATTATCCATATGTTGAAAAAAGTTTTGGTATTCCAGTTGTTGATATTTCAAGACCAGCAGTTTTTGCAGATGGTTCTTCAACCATACTCGCTTCTAATACAAGTCAGCAAATATTTTCTACTAATGATGACAGGCATTATTTATATTTTCAAAATGAGTCAGCAAATGCTATGTATGTAGATTTTGGAGTACCAGCAAACACTACTTCTTCTTTTAAAATACCAGCAAGTGGCAATTTAATCTTTGATAGTGTTTTTGTTCCGTCTTCTACTGTTAACATTATTTGTGCCACAAGTGGTGCTCGATTTATTGCAAAAGAAGGTTAAAAAAGGATTGATCATAAATATTGGCTGTTGTATCATATAAAGGTACAGCAGCCTTTTTGTTTTAGGAAATAGAAGGAGGAAATATGATTCTTACAATTGGCATGGCCACATACGATGATTTTGATGGGGTTTATTTCACTTTAGAAGCTTTAAAAGCATATCAAGATTTACAAGATGTAGAGTTAGTCGTAGTTGATACCAAAAAAGAATCTTGCAAAGACACAGCAAATACTTGCAATGCTCTTGGTGTAAAATATTTTCACAGGCCAGATAAAGTTGGAACATCTGCTTCAAGAAACCATGTGTTTGAAGTAGCAACTGGCAAATTTGTAATGTGTATTGACTGTCATGTTTTATTGGTTAAAGATGCTGTTAAAAAACTAAAAGAATATATTTACGCAAACATTGACACTAAGGATTTAATTCAAGGACCATTGCTTTACGATGATCAAAAAAATATATCGACTCACTTTAAACCTGAGTGGCGTGGACAAATGTATGGAACTTGGGAAACAGATTCTAGGCATTTAACTCAAGAAAAGTTTGAAATACCTATGCAGGGTCTAGGATTATTTTGCATGAGGAAAGATGTTTGGCCAAAATTTAATTCTAACTTCCGTGGTTTTGGTGGTGAAGAAGGATACATTCAAGAAAAAACAAGGCAGAATGGTGGAAAGGCCATATGCTTATCTTGGTTGAAATGGATTCATAGATTTGCAAGACCAAAGGGTGTTCCATATCCATTAGACATTAAAGACAGGATTATAAATTATTTAATTGGATGGTCTGAGTTGGGCATGAACTATCAGGAGGTTTTGGAGTTTTTTAAGAAGTCTTTAAACACAAATCAAATAGGTGAAATACTCAAAGAGTTTACAAAAGCTCTAGGAACACCAATGTCAATTTCTCCTGCTAAAGACTATAAAACAAGTAAAGTTGCTTATATATTAGACGATGAAAACAGTGAAACTTATAAAAATTTTAATTGGTCATACCCTAAAATAAGCTTAGAAGACAAATCTTTTATTTCGGCTATAAATGATTTTGTTTCTAGAGATGAGGATTATTGTTTAATTGTAAAATCTGGTGAAGTAATTGATTTAAAAACTATAGAAAAAATTGATGAATGGATTGTTATTAAACAAAAAGCTTTAAAAATAGCTTCATTAAATGAAATTGAAAAAAAATCTTTTAAAAGAAAAAATGAATTTTTCTCATATAGAATTGCAGATAATGTAGAC